TTCCCATAAATGAAACCTACATAGTCTACCAAGTAACGTTCTAATTTGACCACGCTCTTGAGCTCTATTAGATGCTGAGTTCATTAACTGTTTAACAAATGGAACCTTAGCATGATACTGATCAAATAGTTCTGCAGCTTTTTCTTTAGATACACCAAGCTCAGCTTGTAATTTTGCTTTACCCATTCCGTAAAATAATCCAAGGTTAATTGTCTTAGCTTGTGATCTTGGAATGTTGGCCATATCAGCAACGATCTTATGAAAGTCTGTATTAGGATTATTTTTATAAGATTCTATTACAGGATACACAGAAGGAAACTGATGTAAGGATGCATAGTGTACAACAAGTCTTGGTTCTTGCTGTGAATAATCGAAACAACCCCACGTATGTTTTTCTTCCGGTAAGAATAAAGATCTAATTAATGGTCCAAGATCCTTGTTCCTTGCTGGTAGTTGCTGTAAGTTTGGATTACTATAACTGAATCTTCCAGTAACAGTTCCACCTTGATCAGATCTAATTTGATTTATATCAGCATGAATACGTCCTTTGTGTTCATATCTAATGATTGTATCAATAAAAGTTGTATGTGCTTTATTAATTTCTCTTGCTTTTGCAATCATTTGAACTATAGGGTTAGAATGTTCTTGTAAAAAATTTTTAGTGAAAGAGGGTGCTAATGATTTCTCAGTTCTTTCATAGGGTAAACCAAGCTTATCAAAAACTTTTGCTATGCTTCTTGCTGCCCAAATCTGGGGCTCTATCCCTGTTTCTTGTTTTACTTTTAATAACAATTCATTCTCTTGTGCTGTTAGTTGTTGTTTCAGTTTGTGTGCTCTTTCTATATCAACTCTTACACCTTTAAATTTCATATCAACTAGACATGGGAATAAATCAGTTTCTGTACTAAATATTGATTCTATATCTTGATGAACTATTTCTTTTTTAAACATTTGCCAAAGCTCTAATGTAAGTTCAGCATCTTTTTCAGCGTATGCTCCAACTTCCATTGCTGGTAATTGCCACATATCTTCTTTAGGATCTAATCCTCTTGACTTGGCTGCTTCATTTAAAGCGGCCTCACTCTTACCATAACCAAGATAATCCCAAGACAGCATATTTAAACTATATTGAAATCTATTTTCATCAACCAATGACGCTGCAATCATAGTATCTACGATTAAACCATTGATTTTAATACCTAATTGTCTTATCCAACATACGTCATACATTGCATTATGAAATATTTTTATTGATGGAGTTGCCATGGTATCTTTAAACCATTCTAAAACTTTCTTACGATCCATGTTAGGACCTGATCCATGCGCTATAGGAAAATAAAAAGATCTCCCTGGAACAGCTACAGCTATACCTATTACTTCTCCATTACCTATAACAGAACCTGATCCTTTCTTTTTTAAATCTGGATCTCTAGTCTCTAAGTCTACTGCGATCTCATCATAAGATCTTAGATCAGGAAACTCTTCTGGTTCTACCCATTCCTTCTGTGCTTCAAATAGAGGTACTTTCATAATCCCTTTCTATAATCATTTCTATATAATGTATTGCTTTTAACAAATCCTGTTTCTTTCCTTTATCTTGGTGTCTGCAAATATATTTAATTGCATTGCCTTCAGCAAACAGTATCTTATTCTTATTGATAAATAAAGAGGGCTGTATCTTATACTTTTTATAATGTGCTCCTCCTACTTGTTTAAAAAATGCCTTATTACTCATAACTGATAACCATACCTTTCTTTTTTTGATTTAAATAAATAAAGATTCTCCATAGATCTTGTTACACCCACATACCAAACTCTATTCTCTTCATCTTGTTTGTCTACATTCTCAGCAGTAGCTTCTCTGATCTTTCTTGCATTATCTAACACAAGAACAACATTTTTACATTCACCACCTTTTGCTGCATGAATTGTTGATACTTCTATTCTTGGTTCTTCAGATAATTTCTCACCATTGGATAGCATACTTCTAATATAAAATTCTTCATTGTGATCTGCATTTACAAACGCATCATACCATTTCATATCTCTATTGAATCCAAGATCTTCTATTCTAACTGTCATTTTATTTTGAAAATTGTTTTCATTAAATGGTTCTTGTAAATAATCATAGATATCTCTACAGTCAGCAATTGAGATTTGATTCCCCTCCGTTAAAGAGGTCCATCTTAATATTGATTTATAAAATTTATTATTAAAACTTTTTCCATACATATTTTTATAGTAAAGATTATTTTGTTTTAACTGGTTAGATATTTCTAAAGCTCTATACACTGTTCTTGTTAGTATTAACCATTTATCATTGTTAATATCTAAATTATCAAAGTTAAATATTGATTCTACTTTTCCCTGTATAATATTTCCTTCTCTATCTTTTTTTGGAAAATATATTTTTTCTTTTCTATTACCCTGTATTCTATCTAATATAATATTTGAAACTTCTTGAACAGCCTGTGGTATACGTTCAGATTGTTGTAATACTTCTTCTATTGCCGGTTGATCAATAAATCTATTAACATCAGCTCCAGCCCATGCAAATATAGCCTGGTCATCATCACCTGCTATAAAAATATCTTTTGATTTATCATTTAAAATATCAAACATCTTCCATTGTATTGGAGATAAATCCTGGGCCTCATCAATAAACACAACATCAAATTGTGGACATTTATCTTTATTACTTACAAATTGAGTAATCATGTCTGTATAATCATAAAGATTATAAGCTTTTTTATAATTTAAAAAATTTTCATAGACGTGATTTAATACTTCAAAATCTATTTCTCTACTCCATTCATTTGTATTAAACTCATCTTCAATAGATATATTTTTAATACGTGCCTTATTAATTAATTTAAAATATTCATTATCACAATTTAAATAACCACTCTCATCTGATTCTGAATAATAATTAACTCTTATACTTAATTCTTTTCCAATTTGTTCATAATGAATTGGTTGCATTACATTTTCTTCACTCATACCTAAAGTATGAAAAGCTAATGAATGAAGTGTTTGAAAGAATTTAACATCGGTTCTAACATAGTCTTTATGTTTATTTAAAAATCTTTCTCTTGCTTCCGCAGCAGCCTTTCTTGTAAATGCAAAATAACCTATTTTGTTTAATGGAACACCTTTCATTAAATAGTTATTAACTTCATTTAATAAAGTCATTGTCTTACCTGTACCTGGAGGACCCAATACTTTCTTTATCATTAGAATACTTCCTTATTTCCTTTAATTTTAACTAACTCTGTTTTAGCTATATCTTTTATAAATTGATTTCCTTCTAACGTTAAATTTATTTTAACAGTTTCCACTGCTTCATAGTTTATGGTTTCATTGTTTAATTTTGGAAATCTTTTCTTAACTCCAAACTCTGCTTTATATCTTTCCTGTATCCTTTGAGCTGTTCTTTCTTTTCCTTCTCTCCACTCCTTATTTTTTAAAGTGTTATAGAAATTTGCAAATTTAAAAAATGAATGACCATCTTCTATTAATACAGCCCCTGATTTGAAAGAAGCATATGACTTTGCTTTTGGTCCATTAATATATTCTTCTAAATATTCATGTAATAATTCGTCAGGAGTTGTTCCTTTAGGTGGTTGAAGTATTTCCGTAGGAGGAAGTAATTTAGCAATTACATTTTCAAAATCATCTCCTTTTACCTTTGCTACATAAATATTTGCGGTTTTCATAATTAAAGATCTTAATTCTTCTTGATCTTTAATTTGTTTAATATCTTTAGCTCTAACTTGTTTAATACCTTTGTTATCTGGTAACTCCACATTAAAAGTATATTCTGGTTCTGGATAATTAATTTTTACTAAATTAGATAGTGGTGGAAACATTCTCTTCCTATCAGATCCAACACCGTGTTTTCTTTTAAGACACTCTGATTTCATACAGAAGTTAACAATTGGTTCTTGAGTACAAGTATATCCTTTTGTATTTTTTGCAGCTGATCTAACTTTATCTAATATCTTTTTTTCTGATCCCCAATCATCTAATACAACTCCATTAGAATCTTTTATAAAATATTTTTGTGGAGCTGCTTTAAGGACACTTTGCCAATTATCAGGATATTTTTTCTTAGCAAATACCATGTAATTATATAACCATCTATCTCTACCATCGGATAATTCTTCTTTACTCATGATCTGTAAACAAGGAGGACCATCATTAAATTCTTCCGGGCCTCCCTGTAAAACAGTTTTCACAAGGGCAAGCGAAAACTCTTCTAATTCTTCTTTTGTTTTTTTATTATGATTAACTATTTTAATAAATTGTTCTAATGTAAAAGCAGTTCCATCGTAATTAATTGCAATTCTTTCACTTCCATTAAAGTAAGGAAGATTTATATATTGACCATTAGACCATTCTTTTTTCTCTTCATCATATCCAAGTTCTGTTTGCTTTGGATATATTTCAGTCGTTGGTTTTAATTTTAATGTAAATAATAAACCTTCTAAAAAATTTCTTAAGAACACTGCTCTAGCTTTTTCTTTTAAAAATAAATATAGATGTAGACCACCACTTTTTGATTTAACCGGAATCAACGGAAGATTATTTTGTTTTATAATATCTAAATATTTTTTATATGGAAAATTTGAATAACTGTGTTCTTTGTCGTCAATATCAATAGCCCCAAAACTAACCATGCCATCATCATCACATGGTTGAATACCTATAGATGTCTTACCGTTTAAATGATTAAAATAATCTTTATCTGTTACTTCTTTAAATGACCAACCATATTTTTCTGGTTTCTTTTTTCCTGTTTCAGGATCAATAGTAAACTTATCTAAATAAGCGATACCAAAATTTCTTTTTAGCCCGCTAAATATTTCTCCAAACTCTTTCTCCATAAATGCCCTTGTAGTTTGGGGCAAGAATTAACTTGCCCCATTTATTAATTATTAGAAGTGGGCTTCAGATGTCTTTTCAGACGTGCTGGACTCACCATGTTTTACTTTAATGTCTCCTCTTGAAACACTTTCAGCAAAAGACTTAGCTTGTTGATATAAAGAAGAATCCTCAACAGGACCTACTTTACTAACTTCCCAACCGAACCAAGTACCTTTATCATTTGATTGTTGTACCGTTCTTAATTTGTATATGTGACTAAAAGATGCCGGTGTAAATAATCCATTTGCACCTTTCATCTTAATACTAGCCATCATACTATTCCATTTTCTAGAAATCTTTAATTGTGTAGATTTCATAGCCAATAGAGCAGTCGTTGGAGTTTGACCACATACAATTAAAAAGTGACTTGCAGTTTTCTCAACATAGTTTCCGCTAGGAAGTCTATCTTTAAAAGAACCATCTCTTTTTGTTTTTGTAAGTATATCACTTGACGATGAATGGATTCCAACTGGAGCCCCAGAACCTTCGCCTCTATCTTGCCATTCAATATATTCTAATTTGTAATGACATGGTAGGACATCAATTCCTTTTTCACCATCAAACAATTCTCCTGTAACAGAGTTGTAAATCATTCCAGGTTCTGCACCTTGAACATATTTACCATCTCTCTTATTAACTTCTGGAGACAATTGTCCTAGTATTTTAAGAAAAGGTAATGCTAGATCTTCGTGACCCATATTACCTAGACCTTTATCTGCATCTGCTTCAAACAGACTAACAGCTAAAGCTCCTGCAGCTACTTTCTCAGTTACCGCATTGGACTTTTTTGTTCCTTGGTCCATTGTGCTTTGTACTTTGTTCATGTTTATTTCCTTATTATTTTGGTTCTGTTTCCTGCGAACACGTTAAATAGATCAGAGGGCATATCTTTCCCAGCTTCGATACGCTCTCTGACCAATGCTTTGAGAGTCATGGGTTCAACCTTTAATTTCTGGGCGGGTTGAAATCCATTCTCTGCCGCAAGGTTTGCATAAGCAATTGCCTTGTTATCTTCGTTGCGACCAAAAGAAACGGTAACCTCATTTTTAATAAGATCACCTAAGCCGTTTATACGAAGCCAGTTAAATGCTTCTTCTTTCCTTTCAGGGGAAATTGAAGCACCGTAGACGGGTTTAACTTCTACAGCCGTACCGTCTGCTAATTTCAATGTTGATATATTCATTTCAGTCATCATAGTAGGAATGACTTCTCCTGAAAGAACATCAGCGCTATGTTTTAATTTTTTTAAAATTTCTTCTTGTAGTAATATTTTATCTTCAAGTTCTTTTAATTTAACTACTTGATCAGATAAAGTTTTAGCATCATTAATATTATTTAATGATTCAGTTTGATCTTGTTCAAAGTTTATGTTCATGTTTTTCTTTCTGTTTATTGTTAACTTTCTTTCTATTATATTTCATAAGTGGAAATATATAACACTTTAATTATTATGTCAATATCTAGGATTCAATATTTCCCTTCTCATATAAATTAATTTCAATAGGATAATAAGTTTGTTCTTGTCTATCCCATTTTAATAAATTATATCTACCATTAGTAATATCGGAAGCTATAGAACATGCTACACCAATAATTGCAGGATCACCTGTAAGTAGTAAATAATCTTTTGATGTATAATCTTTAAGTAAAGATCTTAGTTTAGCAATCAATGGCCCTGGA